CAGTTCCACCACGACCTTCTAAAACCTGTGTAGTGCGTCCTAAAAGTTCAGGCATTCCATAAACACCTGCGCCACTCATTCCTTTACCCTTAACCTTTCTGTAAAGGTCGTATCCTTCCGACGCAACTGGAAGGACCTGACCGGCAAGCTGACCGACTTTTGAAAGACCGCCCAACACATCATCAAAGAAACCTGCGCCACTCGCGCCTTTGCCTTTCTTCTTGCGAATGCTCGCCATATATGCTTTCGCTTCAGCAGAACCCTTTACTAGTCTGCGTCCGCCTGATTGACCTCCACCACTCATTCCACTTCCTTCCTTTGATGCCCGTCCAGACGGAACGGAGAACTGACCCGATGGCGACGCCATATCTGCTAATTCAGCACCGCGTCTAACACCGCCACTCATAACATCGCTAAATGGGCGACCCATACCGCAATTCATACCACCGCTCATACCGCCTCCCTGATGCGTCGGTCCCATGTTGTACTGCTGTGTGTCGTTCTTGATATTCGCATAATCGTAAAGACGCTGGGATTGCGCCAAACTCCGATTGTAAGTTGTATCGTAGGCAGTCATCTATATTGCTTTATAATATTTCACAAGATTAAAATATTATAAAATTGTCGCTAAATAAGAACCGATTTGTTTACATACAAGTCAAATGCCTCTTTACACGCCCTCCAGACATTCCACCTCCGGAAGTGCCTCCGCCGGAAGTGCCTCCACCGGAAGTGCCGCCACCTGAAGTGCCGCCGCCAGACTGACCATAACCGAATGCGCCTAGTGCCTGTTGAGCCATAGGTGCGACCTGACCAACAACACCGGCGACATTCTTAATCGTCTTCATAATGTCGTCCCAACCGCCACCAACAAGGCGCTTAACGTCTGAGTGAGCCATACCGGGTTGAGACTTAGCAGAGAGAACATCAGAGCGAGACAGAATTGCCGTGTATGTCTGACTGGTTCCACGCTCTAGCACGAAGACACCGCTGTTCATAGTAATCAAGCAGATTTCAAGGTCATTCACGCCGAATGCTTCACCAGAGTAGTTCTCAATATCCAACTGAAACTGGAGCTGAAATTGACCGATGCTCCCGGCACTAAAGACGTCATCTAATTCAATGTGGTTGCCCATCTCAAGACACAAAACAGAACCGCAAAGAGGAATCTCATTGTATCCGTTGGGATACTTGCCGAGTGCGCCACCGACGGCAGCCCTCCCAGAATATTCTGCCCATGTCTGGTTGCTGCCCGATTCAACGGACATGCGCCACAAATCCCACTGCGTAGCGCTAGATAAGAGACCCGCCTTGTTGTTGAAGTTGACGACAATCTTGGAGATGGGGAAGAAATGGTCGGAATCATAAAGGGTCTGTTTGCCGACTGCTTTGCGGACACAGATAATCAGCTTATCAGGAATGCTGTTGAGGGAAATGGATTGAGAATTGATTGAGTTGAGTTTAGTGGGAGTGATGATGCCGGTGGTTGCGTTTTTAGCAGCGGCAGGGAGAGCAGTTCCAATGGGAGACAAATATCGCGGATACTCAGCAAACGGGACACAATTGCGCGCCGACACAAGGTCGCTAGGCTGACGAGTGTAATACTGAATAAACATCTGACTCTCAGAGACTTCGGTCAAAGAGCATTTAAGGTCGGCAAAGGCAAGGTTAGGAGTGGTTGCGGGGTAAGTGGAAGTGAGGAACGCAGACTGAGCTGAACGAAGGATACGCGAAGTATCCGACGCCAAATTAAAGACACAATTTAACACCTGAATACCATAGAACCCTTGGTTGTTGCTCTTGGGGTCGCACCATATAAGGGGTGAAAGCATGAAGGGTTCAATCGTCTCAAACTTGATTTTGATTTCACGGGGGAAGAGACCCGAACCCGTCACGAATGGAGTGTTGCCGGTGATGGAAATCAGACGGAAAGACGCTCTGGGTTGAAAGTCTTGGTCGTGAGCAACATCGTTCCAAGCACCAAGAGGGGTGTTATTAGAACCAATAGAATCCTGATACGCATAATAAGAATCATACATAGTCGGGCAAGTGTTGTTATAACGAGCGAGGTCGCGCCTGTCGTTGAAGCGGAGCAACTGGAAGAGAACATCTTTTTCGTTCTGGGAAATGGTGTTGTTGTTAATAGTGAGCTGACATGTGTTAAGGGCGGTCTGAAAAGGGAAAGGAGCAAGAGATTCAGAAAACCCGTAATTCACAGCAAGAGTGCCGTTGGGGGTGGTGACGTTGAATGTCGCATTAATAGTAATTTCCATAACATTCCTGAGCATGATGCGTCTGCCTAGCAGAGTGCTCTCGCTTGGTGTTTGGATGTTGAAAGTTATTGACGACGTGCTCTTGGAGATAGCGTCATACTTCGCGGGAGTAATATTCTGCGCGCCGGCAACAACGGCATATTTGACGCTGTCGGTGGTATTGAGAACATCGTAAAGGACTTTGACCTTGCTGAAATCGCTGGAAGACATTTGGGCGTTTTATAATATTGACGGAGAAGAAAATATTATAAAATTGTCGCTAAATAACTTATGATGAAATATTGTTGAATGCCTTCTTCCTAAACATAATTTTAAGGTTCGCGCCACAACCATTCTGTAAATAGAAATCGTGATAGAATCCAAAGATGTCTACCCATTGGACTTTGATTTGGATTGCTTGAGCGGGAGTATTTCCCTGAAGGTCTAATAACCTGTACTCGGCGGTCGGTTCATAGATAATATTCGGTAAATATTCATCACCCCTAACTAGATTGACGATAAGGTCGGTAATCTCGTTGCTGATGTTGTTGTTCTGTTGTGCCTGAACGGCGGTGTTTCCGCTAAATATTCTAGGGACTCCGATATTGGACGGCAGGACGGGAATCAAAGATGCTAAAAATACTATCCTTGCGATAGGACACATAGTCGGACCTGTGCCGTATTCTTGTTCCATTAATAGAGCAGCCCAGTTCTGTTTAGGGGTTGGTTTGCCGACCACCGCATCGGCAACAACCCAATTATCGCCCATCTTTGAATAAACCCTCATCATAAACATTTCGCCAATAGAAGAGGTGTATGAATTGAATATCCATTCAAAACTGCTAAAGAGAATGTGAAGGGGTGGATTGAAGAAGAGATTCGCTTTGGCGTTGCTCACAAGTGCGGGGGATTGTGCGTTATAGGCAGCGGTCGTTGCGTCATAAGCATCGGGAAAATTAAAGGGCGGTGATGCTACATAAGTTCCCGCAGCAGTTCCACCTTGATTGAATAAGGAGTATGGAGAAACAAATGTCGCCTTACATGTTGCGTCGTCCCATCTAAAGAATGGAGGATTGTCTATTTGAAAGTCGGCAGGGAAAGCATAGCCAGGAACAGCAAGGGCAATAGCGGCGCGCAAATTAGCATAACATCTTGCTAAAGTTTCATTAAGCATAGCTATCCATTGACCCCATGATTGAACCCAATAGTATTCGCTGGTTGCTTGTTCTAAAGTCATAGCACCCGTTCCGAAAATAACAAGGGGGTCGGCGGGAATAAAGGTGGGAGGGCGGAGAATCTGGTTTTGAAGTACGCCTAAATCTGACCGATGGGGAATGTATATAACGGGTTCTGTCTGTGTGAAAAGAGGCAATGGTGGAGCTGCTGCTGAGTCTTCATAAGACAGAGTCATTTTATATGTCGTAAGGTTGGGCCAGAGGGTATTGGGAGCGCCAGGTCCTACTTGCGTTGTATCTATTTGCGGAATGAAGATGGGCAAAGAACCAGCAGTATCAACAGAGAATCTCACGATACTCATAAAGTAATCTGAGGGTGTATCAAGCAGATTAGAGGAACGAACTTCTGTAAACGACAACTTGGCGGGGGGAACACCCGGTCCGCTAATCTGTTCGTTTGCGACATCAAGGTTATAGTATACCTGTGTGGGCGCTGATAAAGACATTGTTGTATAATGTATGCCTAGATTAAATTATCGCTAAATAATCTAATATATGCGACACATTTAAGCACTTTTGGACGGATATTCACATTATTCCAGTAATAATCTAGTATATATAGGTAATAATCTAACAATATTGTATTATTCAGGTAATAATTTTAAAATTATTCATATAATAATGTAAATATGCGACAATTCTTTACATTATTCAGGTAATAATGTAAAAAATGCGGTAATAATGTAGTTTTGAAGGGTATTCCCTTGCCTTTTTTAATATAATCGTATATAAAACATGGAACAACGACGCGAATACTACTATAAGCACCACACCATATTAGAAGACATCTATCAAGCACTCCGCCCACTCAACACTCTAAGCAAGTGTTATCTAGACTGCCCCTGCGGGACAAAGCGGGTTGGTTATCTCAAAATCAAACAGCATATCTGTACTAAAAAACATCGCAAGGTTTTAGGGGACACCCCCTTATTATCCCACTTTCTTTAACCGCATCGGGAAGACGATGTTTAGATTCATCTTCTTCTTATTGCCTGTTGCTCCTTTGCTCCACTTCAACCAATCCTTAGGACTACCACTCTCTCCAAGCACCCCCGAACAGAACACCGCCAGTATGAACTCACCATTCGTCATATAGTATCCATCTTCCTCCTCTATGTGATGTTTGCCTGTATACGAGTTTGTTGCCTTCTTGCCGTAAGGCGGACATCTTTCATATCTCTTATTTATATCATCAACCGCCCTATCAATCTTCTCCATGCTCTCTTCTGTGATTTGTCTTGACGCATCTTTCGCTTCTTCTGTATCCTCATAATACAACCCATCGTGGGTCAGCACAATCTTCTTCTTCAACTCCCGACTATAAGGCAGGATAGTATCATTAATCATCTGCTTCCACGCAACGCATTTTTCCCAATTCGCCATTTTCCTCAGTATATACATATATACTGATAATTCCTTTATATCCTTTTTATTAATTAATATATTAAATAACTAATATATCAATATTGCTAAATACCGGCAGTCCGTTTTGATCGGACGTCCTCGGAGTTATGAGCCCCGCGCGCTTCCTCTGCGCCATGCCGGTCGGTTAGATAACAAGCAATTTTGGGTGGAGTTTGGAGAGGGGTGTGATAGTGTGTTGCTAAATGTTTGGACCTCTCCGATATATCGCAATATTTTATTTGTGGCGATTGTGGCGAGTGGCGACGCAATTTTGATTTAACAGGATTTTTGAAATCTGCTAACTTGCTAACAAATCTGTTAGGTTGTTAGGTGTTTTCATTTTTCAAATTAAACGAAAAAGCATCACCACCTCACCACCCTCACCACACTATCCGAAGAATGGTGTCAAATAAGACGACCACTTATTTTCGTCGTTCTCTTTCTTTCTTCTCTCCGCTTCTTCTAGTTCTGCCTTGTCCCGCTTCTCCTGTTCTCTCTGCTCGGGGGTTTTGAAAAAGTCTTGAATGCTGTCGGCAACTTGTCCGACCCCCGACGATATGTGCGGTGCTAGAAACTCCGCCATTCTCCTCGCCATCTCCTCGTCGTTTCCGCCTTTCAATAAAGGATTGCGTTTCGGGTCAGTCCTGTAAAACTGGGAGTTCGCCATCATACCTTTACCCGTATAGGGTCGGGCTGCGCCTTGAAGATGATAGAATGGATTTGACATGCCTCCGACGAATACTGGATTTGCTAAAATATGTTGCTTATACTTATCGTAACCAGGCACGTAATCATACATACCATCATTATAATATTTATATGACTTGCGTACTTCTGTCGGATTATCAAAACGCCCTTGGAGCAAGTATAACGGGTCGCCGTCGGCATAGATGCGGTGATTCTTTTTGGATAGGGCAACATTGGGTATATCACCAGTCTCAATGGCGGGGTTATAAGTGCGCGCCTCTTTCACCATACCCTTCTTAATAAGTTCATCTATGAGCGTCCCACCTAGCGAATGTCCTGTCGCATAATAGGTGTAAGTGTTTACAGGATACTTCTGCTGGAACTCGCTGATGGTCTGTATATCCGACTTGAATCTCTGTGAATCAGGAATCACATTAAAGGCGGTGCTAAACCACGCTTTAAAATCACGGAAGTCTGCCGTCCCCCGTACTCCTATTACCATCATATTCTCGGTGTCCTTTTGATAGATGACTAATGTCGGTGTCTTCAATTTAAGAGTGAAACCAGGTATATCTTTCATCTCATCACTCGTCCCCTTATATGAGTTGTCGGCGATGTCTTTCAATATAGACTTGTCTGGAAGACCGCCTTCTATTGGTGGTGGTGTTGGGTCAGTTGTATAACTAGGAGCAGGAATACCTGTAATTAATTTAGGAGTATAAGCGTTGACTACAGACCGACCCCATGAACTAATTGTATCAAAAAATCCTTCACCCTTGAGTTTCCTCTTGACTCTCAATTTCAAGGCAGGTTTACGACTACGACGGGGCATTCGCTAAAGTATATAATAACGGAAGATTATAATAAAAAAAATATAACCTAATAGTATAAAATGTCCATAAGCAACATACTCATAGATGGGGTATTAATTCCAAGTGTTCTACCCAACCCTTATCCTCACCCACCGGTCGCACAAGGTCTCGGGGCAGTTCTCGCAGTCAGCGGTGCCGGTAATACGCTCCCAATGACGAATGTCGGCAGTATCGGATGCTCAAACATCGCAGCACCATTCGGTTCAATATTAGCACTCAACAGCGACCTAATTCAAAATGGCGTGACCGCTAATCTCGGGATACTTCCTGCGGGGAACTTATCACTACTTCCAACGGGGGATATAACAATCAAAGGCGCGCAAACAAAAGGAAGCATGTTGGTTGGTAATGGGACAAGCACCAAAGAACTCATTGTTCCTGTTGCCCCCGCACTTCCTGACGGGTCAGTGTTAATTTTAGACAGCACGGCAGCGCTTGGTGTTCGGTGGGGTGGCGAAGCTGGCGACATCAATTCAATCACACCCGGCAACAACATTGATATAACAGGACCGACTGCGAACCCGATCGTCGCTCTTAAAGCCCCTCTTACTTCCACACTCAATATGGGAGCAGTCGCTATAACTGATAGTGCTGGCGCGGTCGGTGTGTCGGGACAAGTCCTAACCGCAGGAACAGGCGGGCAGACACTCTGGGGAACTAACGGCGTCTCATCTATTACTGCTGGAACGAATATTAGTATTACTGGAACAGCATCAGTCCCTATTGTCAATCTCGGCACAGCAGGAGTTCTTACTTCAACGCTAAATACAGGCACTCAAAACATTCAAGGCACAAGCACACAAATTACCCTTACAAATGGAGGCAGTCAAGCAAACACACAAGCAAATCTCGGTTTTACTTCTGTTCTTCAAGCAACCCCTACAACGAAGGCAAATCTATTCAATAATCAGATTTCAATAGAAACCCTCGCTAATAAGGTTATAATACAACCTACAGCTATTCTCAAATCGGTTGGAACGACAGCATT